GGCTGGATCCGTTCGCGGTAGTAGCAGCCTGAAACAACGAAAGACGCCCACCGTTGTGGCGGTGGGCGTCTGTTTGGCGTGAGCTACTCCCCCCGCCTGAGAATCTCCTTCATCACGTGCAGCTTCCCCAGCTCAAGCATCCCGAGCAGCTCGACGCTGGAGTAGACCGCCGGCATCCGCATGACCATCTCCATCTTGCCGTCGGCGGTGATGACGCGCGCCAGGTAGACGCTGATCATCACGATCTCCTCGGCGGTCGGCCCGCTATCCATCAGCCCAGACCCAAGTGCCGTACTTCAGTGTTCTAGTGAAGTACGGCATCACAGTGAAGTGTGATGATGCTATGTCGTTAATCAGCAGGATCATCACTCATCCACCTCGGCGCTGCCGTGCAGATCGAAGGCGGCCTCGAGCAAGCCCGTCGTCATCCAGTAGGCCTGGTCGGGCGGTCCCATCAGCCAGGAGCAGCTCTCCATTGTGCCGTCGCTGACGATGCGCTCCAGGCCCATCGCGACGACCCACTGCGCGACGGTCCAGCCTTGGTTCTCCTCGGCGTCGAGGACGGCCTGGACGGCCTCGCGGATCCGATCGTGCAGGTCGCTCATCGCGTCCGGTTCCATCGGGTGGCCAGAAGGTGCAGCGGGTCGATGCGCCGCGGGATGATGCGCAGGAGATGCGCGGCGAGGTAGACGATAGTCAGGTTGACGGCAACCGGGTACAGGATCCTGTACCGATCAATGGCCTCGCTCAGTAGTTCGTATCCGCGGTTGCTTGCCGCGATCTCGTAGCCGACGACGCCGGCGGCGAGTCCCATCCATGCCCAGTCGCCGGCGCGCAGGGACATTACCGGCCTTGCCCTACGCGCCTCGACCTCACACAGGCGGAGGCCGACTCCAGGGTGCGACGACCGGGTCGCGTTCCCTGCGTGCGGGCTCATACAGATCGCACGATGCTGAGACGTTCAGGTTCGATTGAGATGCGCGAGTAGCCGCCGCAGTTGTCGCACTTGCGCATCGAGTAGGTCAGGACGTTGGCGACGTAGCGCCTGGGCGTCGGGCTGGTGTCGTGGCCGCAGCGGTGACATGTAGTCAGATAATCTTTACCGTCGACGAATAGTGCCGGGTGATTCGTGATGTGCGGCCGCAGGAAGTCGTAGAGCCCCTGCGTGGCCAGGACGTCGCCGACGCAGTAGGCGGTTAGTTTCTCGCGGTCCTCGACCGACTTCTCGGTGACGGCCCGCTCCATCGCTGCGCGGTCGTAGGCGTCGGTCTTGGCCGGGATCCCGACAACTTTGCAGAAGGCGTCGAGGGACTTGAACGGGGCGCCCGGGCCGAAGGCTTTGCGCAGAACCTTGAGGGTGTCCACGGTCTTGAACGGCGGCAGTGGCGGCAGGCCGCCCTCGACGTGCAGATCCCCGGCGAGCCAGGGTAGGTCGGCCCCGGTGATGTAGTGACCCACGATGATGTCGGCCTTCGCCATCAGCGCGTGGACGTTGCGCAGAAACTTCTTGCGGCCGCCCTTGTCCCACTCGGCCAGCTGGATGATCTCGTCGCTGTCGTACCACTTCGCGCAGACGATCGTTGTCCTTGGCGATCTTTGGACAGTCTCGTAGTGGATGTAGCGGTTCTTCAGGTCCCCGCGGTCCCACCAGAATTGAGTGGTGATCCCCGGCAGTCGCTCGACGTCGAGGATCAGAATCCGGTTGCGCACGCCCTCGCGCATCTCGACGAGCCGATCGGCCAGGCTCACAGCGGCTGATGGTGTCGGACGTGATCCCGGAATGGTGTGCCGGTGATCTTCAGCGGGTTCTCGGCGTTGTTGACGCACGCCTGCCACAGCTGGGTTCTGCTCTTGCCGTCGGCAAGCCAGGCGTCGAAGGCTTTGCGATCGGATAGTTCCAGTGTTTCAAGCCAGCGGCATGTCACACAGCCATTGAATGAGGGAACAGGCTGCAGGGAATCGAGTCGATCGGACAGAGACACTTGTTCTCCTTGTGATCAGCTGGCGCGGCGGCCGAGCTTGCGGTTGACCTCTTCGCGCAATTCCGCGATTTGGTCCCGCCGACGGTTCTCTTCATCGGCGATGTCACGGCGTAGGCCGGTGACGTCCTTGGCGAGCGCGTCGAGGGACGCGAGCACCCGGTCAAGGTCGGTGCGTAGGGGCGGCGAATCTGAGTGCCCGTTGATGACCTGATTTCGAATCTCGGTAATCCCCTTCGCATTCTTCCTCGCGGCCATGTAGCCGGGGATGACGGCGAGCGCCATCACGACGATGCCGATCCACAAGTTGGCGATGATGTCCATCCATGAGTCGACGTTGATCGGTGTCATGTGCCCGAGTAACTCGATTGCAGCGGTTCTGCGGTCGGCGTTAAATCAGGTCGCGCAATTTCAAGGCTGGCCTCTTGGGGCTGCGCGGCGGTGTTGCGGTCGAGACTCATCAGGATTGACAGGATGGCCGCCGAGCTGGCGAGTGCCAACACGTTCTTGATGTCGGCAGAGAACAGGTTGGTGGTGCCCACGCCGATCGCAGCGACGGCCGTCTGCGCCCAGGTGCGGATCGCGCGGACCAAGACGCCGGCGTCGCCGAACCAGAAGTTTTTGGTGAGCATCGGTTCTCCTAGGTGCTCAGGTGAGCGATAGCGGGGCGGACGTCATAGTTGAGGTGCGGGCCGGTGCCCTTCACAAAAAACATCCCGGCTTTGAGGATGGCTTGCATGGCGGCGATGGCTTCGGTGGCCGGCGCTGCCGTCAGCTCGAGCACCTGGGCGAGGATCGAGTCCGGTCCCTGCATGAGCCTCGCGCCCATGATGACCTTGTAGATGCTCGACTTCCACTCCCCGGCGTCACCCTCGACCTCGGCGTACAGATCGCCCTTGTGCGCCCAGTCGGCCCACCATGACGGGGTGTCGACCATCAGCCGATCCGCGATGCCGTGCGACGTTGGTGATGCGGGCGGTGCCCCGGCGTCGGGCCACACCTTCCCGGTCTCGCGCATCGGGTTACCGAACGTCGCAGCCTTGAGGATTCTGTCCTTGGCCCAGCGCAGCCGGCCGGTGTCGGCGGCGATGTCGTCGAGCCACGTTTCGCAGATCACGATCGCGCCTTGGCTGAACCCGATCAGCCCCGCGCCGTACCTTTCAATGCGCGGCCGGTGCAGCTCGAACAGCCGTATCAGTTCCAGGCGCCCAGCTTGCACGCTGGGGTTCATGGGGAACGGCTGCGCCGGATAGCCCACGGGCTGCCATTTCCAGCGCCCCTCGACCGCCCGGGCGACATCAGCGTCGGGGCCGACCCACCACGGGACGCCGGTGCCGCAGACGGTGAACAGCATCGGGCGGGTGTCGACAGGCTGCGCCGGTTTCAGGAACCCGCAGACCACTTTCGTGCGCCAGTCGATGATGCCGCTGGCCGTGTTGAGCTTGCCGGCGGCGACGTAGCGCCGCTGCATGTCGAGCACGGCGGTCAGGGTCGCGTCGTCGAAGATGCCGTCGGCGGTGAGTGCACGGGCGTAAAAGAACTTGCCGCGCATGAATGACTTGAATCGGGCGATCTCGTCGGACTCATCACCGAGCCCCCAGCCGACCCAAACCCCGCCGATCTTCATTTGTTCTTGACCTTCTGAATGTCCTGCCAGATCGCCTCAAGCAGTTGGCGGTCGGTCCAGTCGCGCGGGTATTGCGGCACGGGCTGCTTGAAGTCGCCGCGCTGTGCCTTCTTGACCTCGCGCCGGAACCACGGCATGTCGAGGTTGCCGGGATCCCACTTGCCTTGAGCCTGGCCGGCGTACTCCTTGTGCGCGATGACACGGTCCTGGGCGAACCCGAGCCGGTTGAGGATCGCCGCGACGGTGTCGCGCATCGCAATGATCTGGGCGTCGGGCCAACGCTCGCGGGTCTGAGTGGCCGGGGTGATCGTGGTGTCCCGCGGCCACGCGCACTCAATGCCGATGAGTACCTGATTGCCGCCGTCGGTCGGGATGCCGGGATACGATCCGGCGCCGGCGTGCCAGCACACGCCGGCCGCGACGATCGTCACGGTGCCGTCCTGGCCGATGTGCAGATTAGAGAGCGGCCCCATCAGATCGGGTCGGCCGCGGCGGATCGACTCGGCAGTCTCGCGGGCGTTGCCGGTGTGGTGGATCATCACGCCCCAGATGGAGCCGTAGTCGCCGTGGCCGTAGGACTGCCAGTCCGGTAGCTCGCGGACTGTGAGCGCGGGCTGCTGCGCCCGTAGGACGTCGCCCAGCCAGACGGGGTCGCCGTTCGGCATCTGTGGCTCCTTGGGTACTTCGGTATCCCGGTACTTGGGTACCGGTATCGGTTGGCTCTGCCGGGTGTGGACGTGGTCGCGGTGGCCCGCGTAGTCGCCTTGGTAGTAGGCGCTCAGGCTGACGTCATCCCCGCCGGCCACGCCGACTCGGCGGCCGTTGGGGTTCTCCCAGATGACCTGCTCGAGGCCGCCTTTGATCGACAGCAGGT